CGACGTCGTCGTGCAGACGTGGGGTGTGCCGCCGGAGAAGCTGGCCATCATCGAGAACAGCAACCGCTCGACGATCGATGCTGCCGACCTCATCTTCACGAAGGACGTCGTCACGCCTCGGCTTGAACTCATGCGGCAGGAGTTGCAGTGGAAGCTCATCCCGCGCTTCGACCCCCGGCTTATCCTCGACTACGTCGACCCGGTGCCGACGGACACCGCAGCACAGGGCGCGGCGATGGTGGCCACGGCGCAGTACTTCACGATCGACGAGCACCGCGAGCGCGCGGGACAGGCGCCGCTCCCGAACGGCGCTGGCGACGGCTACCTGCTGCAGACGAAGGCGGGGCTGACGTACGTCCCGGCGCGCGAGTTGGTGAAGCTCGGCAACAAGCCAGAACTGTTCGGCTACCACATGAGCGCAGGCATCCCGACGAACAACGAGGTGCGCGCCATGATCGGCCTGCCGCCGACGGCCGAGGCGTGGGGCAACCAGCGCACCGTGGGCGCCTACCTGCCGCCCGGCACCGGGCCTGCACCCGCTGCTGCACCAGCAGCCGCTAGCGCGCCTCGTGGTGCGGCACAGCGCTCGGCGTGGTTGTCGGCGGGGCAGACGCGCCGGCTCGTGGCGGGCGTCGACGTGGCTCCGCTGCAGGCGGCGCTCGGCCCGGTGATGGGCGACCTCGTGGTCGCGTGGGGCGTCGCCGTCGCTGCTGACCTCGGTGACGACGCTGCGTTCGCCGAGAGCGAGCAGCGCGCCGCGTTCCTCGAGTCGCTGGCCGGCCGCTTCACCAGCATCAACGAGACGACGCGCCGGCAGGTGCGCACCGTCGTCGAGGCATGGGACGGCGACGACGACCTCGTCGCTGACGTGCGCGCCGTCTTCGTCGATGCGAGGGCGCAGCGCGCGCCGCTCATCGGCAGCGTCGAGGGGCTGCGCGCTGGGAACTTCGCGGCCGACGAGGCCATGCGGCAGGCGTTCGTCGAGAAGAAGGAGTGGGTTGCCGTCATGGACGGGCGCACGCGCGAGGCGCACATGGCGCTCGACGGGCAGGTGCGGCTCATCAACGAGCAGTACGAGGTGCCGTCGGGGGAGTTCGCCGGCAGCAAGACGCAGGTGCCCGGCGAGTTCGGCGTCGCCGCGCTCGACATCAACTGCCGCTGCTTCTCGGTGCCGTTCTTCGACGAGCCCGAGGACGAGAAGCACGCGGGCTGCGTCCATGCTGGCGCCGCCCACGAGGTGCGCGAGAAGGCGTGGCGCGCTGCTGATGCGAGGCTGCGCCGGTGGGAGGCAGCCATCAGCGACGCAGCCTGCGCCGCCTTCGACGAGCAGGAGCGGACCACGCTCGCCGCGCTGCGCTCCATGCTTGGCGACGACTGAGGCGCGTGGAAGGATGGCTGCATGAAGAACACCGACTGGCTCGCCTCTGGCATCCGCACTGCCCTGCTCGCGAAGGACGCCAAGCGGCCGACGCTGCACCTGCCGAGCGGCGTACGCAGCGGCAGCGCGGTGTTGCGCGCGGCCCACCGGGTCGACGACCTCGTCGCGCTGCTGCGCGCCGCCAACGCGCCGGCCGACGTGGTCGACCGCGCTGCTGCCGAGGTCAACGCCAACCCCGACGCAGGCGACATCGTGCAGGCGTGGACGCTGAGCACGAAGCGCGTCGACAGCTACCGCGACACCATCGACCCCGACGGCTGGGACACCGACGACTTCAAGCGCAACCCCGTCGTCCTGTTCGCGCACAAGAGCGACGAGTTGCCCGTCGGCAAAGACCTCGGGACGTGGGTCGAGAAGGGCGTCGCGCTCAGGGGCACCACGCGGTTTGCGTCGCGCGATCTCAGCCCCTTCGGCCACAGCGTCGGACAGATGGTGCTCGGCGGCATGCTCAACGCGACGTCGGTCGGCTTCGAGCCCGTCGAGTACGAGGAGAGCGAGGACCGCGAGGGCTCATGGATCTTCCCGGCCATCGACTTCAAGAAGCAGACGCTGCGCGAGTACAGCGTCGTGCCGGTGCCGGCGAACGCCGACGCGCTGGCTGATGGGCGCGGCGTCGACCTCGGCCCCGTGCGTGCGTGGGCCGAGCGCGTGCTGGACGGCGAGGGCGTGGCCTTCCTGCCGCGCGCCATGCTTGAGCGGCTGGCGCTCAAGGGCGTGGTCAACATCGTGCCCGGCGTCGTCGCCATCGCCGAGAACAACGTCGTCATCGAGGAGCAGAAGGCAGAGACGCCCGCGCCTGCAGTGCCCGAGCCGATGGCCGAGGAGAAGGTCATCGCCGAGGACACGCCGTGCATGTGCCCGCTCTGCGGCTACGCGGCAGCGGCGATGGAGTTCATCTCACCGTCCACGCCGGAGGGCTCGGACGTGGTGCCCGACGCAGCAGTGGACAGCGGGTCGAAAGCCAACAACGATGCACTCGCTGGTCTGGCTGCGGCCACGGCGCGGCTCGCTGTGCGTGAGGTGCAGCGGCAAGTGATGGAGCGGACGGGCCGACTCCCGTAGATCGTCGAGCGCAGCAGGTTTCAGTCACATCGTCTCAGGAGAAGCAGCATGTTCCACGTCAAGAAGAAGTCGCAGATCGGCACCACCCCGGCAGCGAGCGACGCCGCCCCCGCTGCGCCGGCAGCCGCCCCCGCTGCGCCGGCAGCCGCCGCGCAGCCGGCCAAGCCCGCTGTCGTCGACGAGGCTGGCCTCGCTGCCATCGTTGCGCGCGCCGTGTCGGGAGCCCTCGACGCGATGGGCATGGGCCCCGCCGTCCACACCGGGCAGGGGCACGACACGAAGGACTACCTCGACGACGCTGCGCGCGAGCACGTCGGCGACGACCGCATGAAGGTCCGCCGCGAGAACGAGCGCCGCTCCGCGCTCGAGGACCTGCGCGGGCCGACGGCGCTGCGCCGTGAGCAGCGGCCTGAGCCGACGCGCGCGGGCTTCGGCATCGCCGAGTACATCGGCTGGATGGCCGTCGCTGGCGGCGACTGCGAGCGCGCGTGGCGCATGGCGAAGAAGCACGGCGGCAGCAAGCTGGTCGTGCGCGCCCTCGGCGAGTCGACCTTCTCGGCGGGCGGCGCGTTCGTCCCCGAGAACATGGCGGCCGACTACATCGAGCTGCTCTACAACACGTCGGTCTTCCTCGCTGCGGGCCCGACCCGCATGAGCATCGCCAACGGAAACCTGACGCTGCCGAAGCTGACGGGCGGCGCGACGCCGACGTGGATCGGCGAGAGCGACAACGTCGCCAACAGCCAGCAGACGACAGGGCAGGTGCGCATCGACTTGAAGAAGCTCGCCGTGCTCACGGCCGCGAGCAACGAGTTCCTGCGCGACGCCGGCCCGGCTGCGATCGCCATGATCCGCGACGACATCGCACGCGCCGCTGGTGTCGCAGTCGACGCCGTCGCGCTGCGCGGGCTCGGCACCGTCTACCAGCCCAAGGGGCTGCGGGGCTGGGTGCCTGCGGCCAACCAGTTCGCAAGCGGCGGCGTCACGGTCCCGCTCATCACGACGGACCTGACCAAAATGTTCCGCCTCATCGAGGAGGGGAAGATCATCAGCACGATGCTGTCGTTTTTCTCCTCGCCTCGCACGAAGTGGGGCCTGATGGCCGCGCGCGACGGCAACAACAACGAGGTCTGGGCTCCCGAGCTGCGGCAGGGCACGCTCTACGGCGCGAAGTTCGCGTCGACGCAGAACATCCCGAACAACGTCGGCACGGGCGGCAACAAGAGCGAGCTCTACCTCGCTGCGATGGAGCACCTGATCTTCGCGGAGGAGCCGGCCGGTGTGCGCGTCGACGTGAGCGACGGCGCCGCGTACCACGACGGCAGCGGCGTGGTGGCGGGCTTCTCGAAGGACGAGACCGCCGTGCGGCTCGTGCAGCGCTGCGACATCGTCGACCGCCAGAACGGCGCCGGCATCGTCCAGCTGTTCGACGTCGCCATCGCCTGAGCCTGATCGTCACCGGGGCGCCCTCGGCCCCTCCCCTTCCTCGTCAGTCCACCTCGTCACCACCGTCTGCAGCAGGAGCACGTCATGGCCCATCCCTCGTTCAACAACATCGGCGCGTACATCGCCACGCTGCGCGCCTGCTCGGCGACCGCCATCGCTGGCGGCGCGGGCGACAACACCGAGACGAACGGCCCCACCGTCGACCGTCAGCAGGGGAGCCCCGGCCTCGGCATGACGAAGTCGGCGGTGCTGCAGGTCGCCGTCGTGGCGACGCTCGCAGCCTCGAAGAAGTGCACGGTCAAGGCGACGATCCAGCACGACAGCGACAGCGCCTTCGGCTCGCCCGTCGACGTGCCCGCTGCGCTGCAGCCCAACGGCGCTGCCGACAGCGTCATCGTCACGCTCACCGACGGCGGTGCGGGCGGGACGCAGAGCGGCTTCTTCGCGCACGACGTCAACCTGCTGTCGCTCAACCGCTACATCCGCGCGCAGGTGCACATCGACCTTGACGCTGGCGCGACGGACATCGGCGCCTACGGGGCGAGCTGGGCGCTGGGCGGCGGTGAACAACTCCCGGCCTGAGCGCGTCACCGGGCGAGCGTGCCGCTCTCCAATGGCACACCGAGGGGCGACCAGACGTGGTCGCCCTTCTCTTTGTGGGGGTCGACGATGGGGCTGCCGGTTCTGGCGCAGGGTCGGCAGTGCGGCGAGTGCGACGCGTGCTGCGTCCACCTCGACGTCGACGACGAGGCCATCGCGCACAAGCGGGGCGTCGCGTGCCCTCGTCTCGGCGGCGACCATCGCTGCACGCAGTACGAGGTGAGGCCGCAGACCTGCCGCGACTTCCGCTGCCTGTGGCTGGAAGGCTTCGGCTCCGACACCGACAGGCCCGACGTCGTCGGTTGCATCTTCCACGTCGCCGCGAGTGAGGACGGCAGCGGGCTGCTCTACATCGCGGCGAACGAGACGCGGGTCGGCGCGCTCGATGCGGGCCAGCCGGCGCACGCGGCCGTCAGGGCGATGGGCTGGTCGACGCCTGTCGTGGCGACGCGGGTGGACGGGTCGCGGTCGGCGATCGCACCGCTGCACCTCGGAGCGGGCGACAAGCAATCGGTGCC